CCCCACGCCTTCGCACTACCCTCGACAACATAGTTCGTGGCGATTGACCCTGCGGTGCTGTGTTCCAGCGTATCTGCTATAATTTTTCCAGCCATTATGCTAAGTCTCCTGCCACCATCGAATTATGTAACGAATCATCTACAGTTCCATTTGCAAAAGCTGCTGTAGCGAAATAACTGCTTGTGGTGACGTTAGCACCTGCGCCCATTCTAGGATAATTTTTATTAGCAATCGTCCTGTCAAAGTGTGGTGAGTTTTGCACATTGTAAGTGGTGTTACTCATATTGTTAGTAAAACTAACCGTTACAACTGCGGTAGATTCATCTGTTTGACTAGAGGTATTTAATGTGTCACCCGATGTATTCGCCCCATAAGTCGTTCCAGTTTGGTCAAAACTTGACCATTGTTTAATCAACCCCTGTTGCAACTGCATAGTCGCCGCACCGCCTTCAGAGGTCACTGTGATGTCACCAGCGGAGGTCTTGCCAGTGAGGGTGTCTACTTTTATCTCACTCATGCTAGGTCTCCGTGAACTAAATAATAATTATTATCAAAATCTAGTAATCCACCAGTGTTGGCATTTAAGGTAACTACGTCAAACGCTGAAGATGTCTTTGTTCCAGTAGCAGAGGTTAATGCCCTATTGTCATATGGAGACCCATCCAGCGTACCTTGTACAGCATATGTTGACGCACTCATTGCAGATGACAAATTAACACCAAAATCACCAGTTGCATCATCATCTATTGAGGAAACTCCAAAACTTTCTGATACTGAAATAGAGGTGTAAGCGTCAAAACTAACCCACGCCTTCGCCGCACTCTGCTTCGTCAGCGTGACAGGACTTGTGCCATCGCTGGCAACTAAGGTGTCTACTTTTACTGTACTCATATCACACCACCGTCCAAGTTTCGCCGGTTCCGACTGTAACTGTTACACCTGTGTCTACAGTAATTGGGCCAGCAGACATGGCATTGTAGCCATCAGTAATTGTGTAGTCAGCAGCCACAGTCTGTTTATTTTCCCAGATAGGGAAGCTACCAGTAATCTGTACAGTACCACTAAAGTCTGCATCTGCAGCTTGCAGGTTCGCAGTGCTAGGATGTGTTACTGTTTGTGTAGCGTACCCTTGAAACACAACATAGAAATCATCAGTAGCTACAATGCTACCAGTCATAGTCAAAGCTGTGCCACTAACTGTGTAGGCTACACTGGGTTCTTGGCGAACATTGTTCACGAACACTTCGATAGCCTGTGCGTTGTTTGCCGGGTAGTCAAGAGTGAAGCCCGTGCCAGTACCGCCAGTCAAGTCCTGATACTTGATTTCGGTAAACCGTTCAGTCGGCTGTACACCTAGATATGCCATGCCTTAATCCTTACGTAATGTCAAGATGGCTGAGAACAACGTCAGCGGATGAAGCAGTATCGGATGTTACTTTTATAGCATCACCCGGTTCTAGTACTACTTTCTGGTCTCCACCTACTACAACTAAAGAACCACCAACTGGAATTGGTGCATCTTTAACAAGGTAAACACTGTCTTCTGCACCGCTAGTACGACCTGAAGCATCAAGCTGTACGTCTACGGTAATCTGACTTGTTACAATGTTAGAGATACTCAACCCAATGATGGTGGTTTCGGTTGCAGCACCACAAGTAAGGATAGTCGCTGGGGACGTTCCTACTGCAGTATCTGTCTCTGATAAAAATGCGTTTGCCATGTTTATCCCTCTTCGGATATATTATAAAGTAATTTTACTTGTTTGTCAACAGTTATCCTAGTGCAATAGCAAAGGCCAACGCACTTGGGTCGGTTTCAGTTACATCTTGGAATGAAAGGGTTCCCGAACCGTTGGTTGTCAGAACTTGACCATTTGTTCCATCTGATGTTGGGTAGTTCAAACTGGCAATAGTTGCCGTATCTGCTTGCACATCACCTGTTACAATAATACCACCTGATACAACCTGTACTTTTGTTGAACCGCCTGTTTGCAGAAGTAGGCTACCTGACCCTGCATCGTTAATAAAACTTTCCAGACCACTATGGTATATTTCAAGGTCACTGCCTGTGCCAAAGATAGCTTTGTCGTTATCCGCGAACTGGATATCGCTACCGTTCGTATCCAAGTTGCCGCCTAACTGTGGAGTCAAGTCCTCTACAACATTAGCTATCCCTGCCCCTGCAGTTACCTGTGCATCAACATATGCCTTGATAGACTGTTGAGTTGCTAACTGCGTATCACTGTCAGAAGCCATATTGTCTTCGTCTAGAATGGCGGTTCCACTAACCCCTGTATCTAAAACTGCACTGGTAAGAGTTTTGTTGGTTAGCGTTTGAGTATCTGTGAGGGTTGCAACAGTGCTGTCGATTGCAAGGGTAACTGTCTGGCCTGTTGCAGACGTATCGATACCAGTTCCACCTGTTACAGTAAGAGACTGGCTATCCAAATCTACAGCAGCGGTTCCGGTATCTGCAGCAACGTCCAAATCTTGGGCTGTAACCTGTGCATCTACGTAGGCTTTGGTTGCCTTTGCAGACGGTACTGTGTCATCACTTGCTGAAACCGATGTAAGGTCTGTGTCCAAAACACCTGATGCAAGCATGGTTGTGTCGATGTTAGAAACGGTGTTGCTTGCAGCATCGATAGTTTTGTTAGTTAAAGTTTGCGAACCGGTTAGGGTAGCAACTGTGCTATCGATAGCAAAGGTTACAGTATTACCTGAACCAGAGGTATCAATACCTGTGCCGCCTGTCAGTGTTAAGGTTTCACTGTCTAGGTCAATATTGAGTGCGCCACCTGTGTCTGCTTGGAAGTCCAAATCCTGTGCAGTTACTTGTGCATCAACGTAGGTCTTAATAGCCTTTGCAGAAGCGAGGGTGTCATCAGATGCCGATACAGATGTTAGGTCAGTGTCTACGTCAGTTACGGCTGTTGCGGTTCCAATCACAAGGGCATCTACATTGGCTGTGCCGTCTAGGTACAGGTCTTTCCACTCTGCAGATACGCTGCCTAAATCATACGCATCGTCGGTGTCTGGAATGATGTCTGAATTGTAGCTAGTGGATGAGATGTTGTTTGCAACCACATCCCCTGCAAAGTAACCGTCTTTAAATTTAAGGGTTACACTGCCAACATCTAGGGTATTGTTTGTTTTTGGAAGAACCTGTGTTCCACTTACAACCACGTCCTGTGCCGGACCAACAACAGTAATCGGCGCACCGTTCGCAGATGTGCCGTCGTGTGTGTGTCCCGTTGAATTGCTAAACGCAGTTACTAGCTGGTCGAACTCATCGTTGGAGTGTGCGGCGGTGATAACGTCGCCATCTGTAAATGTCGATTGACGGGTATAACCTGCCATGTTTTATCTCCTTCCCCCCGGAGTAAATTCCAGTTGGTATCCTTTGATTGAAATTGGGTCGGCACCATCTTTATCATCTAGGCGAACCGAAACCGTAAATCCGCTGCCTTCGATACTTTGACGAACCAATGGCGTTCCTGTCGAACCATACACTGCCGTTGCGTACAGGGATGCGGGGTTGCCGTAGATGGCAATGGCGGCACCAGTTGTTAACGGGTATTGGGCTGGCTGCGGAACCTGTGATGAACTGAAATCATACCGAATACGGAAATCCGCGTCCACAGCACCTTCGTTATCATAGTTCCAGATGATACGCTGCATCATTTTACGGATACCGGCATCACCCATCGTGAAGTCTGGGCCTTGATAAATTGCTTGGATGTTCGCTCCGTTGAAGGTATCGCCAACCTCTTGCTGGTAAACGTACCCGTCGTACCCCCCGTGAATAACAGTTTCGACACCGTTAATAAAGCCAGTGGTGCAACAGGCTGGCTTGATACCACGTAGGTCCGAATATTCCCAGCCGATACCCCCTTCGGTTCCGGCCTTGATTACTCCGATAATACCGGGTGCAGATGTATTAAGCTGGGCATCTCCGGGAAAAAACAGGCGATACTGACTTTTCTTACGGATTACAAGAGATGAAATCCTGTCGGTGGATACCCCTTCTAGGCGTGGCTGTATCTGTTTTGAAACGGTGCCAAGTTCGATGTCATCGTTCTTCTGTGTACCTGCAACGGTTCGCAAACCATCAGGGGCTAGATAAATCAGGTCGCCGCCAATTTCCTGAACGCTAAACCCGTCGATGCAACCAATCTTACGGGTAACAGGTTGTATTTGAAAATCTGCAATTGATGAACCAGCCATCAAGTAAATTTCATCTTCACAGAAAATGAACAGACGTTCACGGAAAGATTTTAGTCTGCGAACCGGGCTTTCGAACCGAAGAGAACCCGCACCGTTAGCCGTACTAAAGTCGGTTTCATCGAACGGAGCCGTGAAGACAACTTCCTGTGGGTTCGTGGACATGCCACCAAAGAACACGTGGTTTTTGAACACTGCCACGAACTGTGGGTCAGCAGGTGCGCCTGTCGCATTTAGGTCGGTTACGGCTGTGTTGTTGTAAACAGACGCATTGTTCGCGCCATCACACCAAATTACTTTAGGAGTGTTGTCAAAATTAAAGTTCGCAAAGTCGTAACGGCCTGCACTGGTTCGCCCAGTATCTATGCTTGTCCAACCGCTACCCGTACCTTTGTAGACTGCTGTTCCCTTAGAGGCAATAACTTGGTTTTCATAGATATGGACACCAAGAATAATACCTGTTGAGCCATCTACCTGATTTGCATCGAACTCATCGAACCCGTTGATGCGACGGTAGCCACCGTTAATGTCCGGTTCAAAATTTTGTAACTGAAGAGCAGCACCCGGTGGAATCGAGAAAGTATCCTTATCCAGAACCAAGCCGCCGCCTAAACGAACAACATAGGGGCTGAGTAGCGAAGTATCTGGCATTAAACGGCCCTCATGTAATCCTTACGGTTGATAAGTTCGACCCGCATACGAGCAAGCCCATCGCTGTAATCTTTCAGGGCTAACTGAGAGAATTGGGTATCTGAACGAAGCATATGGGTATAGTAACGAGCGCGGTTTACAATCACATCGTGGAAGCGTTCTGGAATAACTGGAACATCTGTTGCCAGCACCATGTCCGTGTGAGTTGCGTAGTAATAATAACGAACCGTGTAAGTTGACAAGTCAGGAACAGGAGACAAGCCAATCTTTTCGTCAGGGGTCAGATAAACATACTGAGGAAGAGCCTGCGAACCACCTGCTGGGTCGGTGTCAGCTTCGTTTAAGCGTTCAATGTATTCTTCAAATGAAATGTACTTCAGGACTTTTTCCGCAGTTGTTACAGATTCCTGAACCGTGAAGCTATCAAAATCAATAGTCTTGGCATTTGCTGGCTTAGTATATTCGGCTGTACCAGCAGTTGTGGTAATCGAACCAGTCGTAACCGTAAAAGGCCACTCAACTTCAGAGTTGATGATATCCCGCTGTGATTTGTTGATGAAGTCGCTGACAGAAGATTGAATACCACGAGCCGAAGCCAAAGTGGTTAATTCAACTTCATTAACTTCGCGCAATACTGCGTTGATAAGGTCGAGGTAGTTCATTGGTTACCTATTTGGGTCGTAAAATTCTTCTGTACTAATTGTTACTATTAAGGTATTAGCGGTGTTAGCAGCAACAATAACCTTGTCACCCGCATGTAGATACAGAGGTTTATCTACTGTAAATACAGAATCAAACGTACCGCCTGCCAAAGAATGTCCAGAAAGAATAGTGTGGGTTGTTGCGTCGTCTGCGTGATACCATTTTAAGGTGTAATTTCGGGTAGACGAATCGTTGTTGCTGATTAAAAGATGCGCCACGTGTGATGAAAAATTGTTAGGTACAACATAGATATCTGTATCTGACGTAGTTGTAAGGTCTACAGATTCCGTAAAAAACTTACTATTTCCGAGTACGGGCATTTTACTTCACTTTTCTGTATCGCTTCGTTTTAGCTTGTATCTTTTTAGGCTGTTTGGCAACTTGCTTACCAGCACGAGTTGCTCTTCTTTTAGCAGCAGTGGTTGCCGCATATTCTTTCTTCGATAACGCCTTGATTGCTTTTTCCGGTAGATAACGTTCTCCGGTTGCTTTGGGTCCCTGTGTGGATGGCTTTCCACTTGCGGTTCTCCATTTTTGTTTAGTCCAAGCCTTTAAGCTACGTTGTGGTCCACGAAGTGCCATTACTTGTTCCAGTCAAGAACTTTGCGGTGTAACTTCCAAAACCAGTTGCCGATGCAAGTAAAGGGCTTGCCAGCATATAGCAAACCCCACGCAAGATACTTAATCGAACATGCCTTGACGGCGTTGACCGAAGGTAAACTCGTAATCATCTTCGAGGTCATCCATTGCATCAAGCTTTTGATTTGCGTCAAGCCATTCTCCCAGAGCAGCGTCAAGCCGTTCGAGATTGTCTGTACAATGTTTAAAAGTGTATTCCGCATTCTTTTTCTGTGCCTCGTATTTATGTCTAAGGGCTTCTATAGCTAACTGACGCATGGGTTCTCCTCTTGATTTATTATAGAAGATAAACCTGTTTATGTCAAACGTTTTGTATGATTAACCACAGTATCGGTAAAGTTAAACTTACAAAAAGAACGATAATCCCAATAATGAACAGATTGTAAATCAACTCATCGCGTTTCTGGGCTGCTAATTGTTCCGCTTCCTTTTGTTTCTTACGCAAATCCGCCTGTATTCGAATGATGTCTTGCCACGCATTTACACCGTATTGTCCTACGATAAAGTTGCGAAGGTCGTTTTCCATCTGTTCAGCCTTCTTCTTGGCTGCGAACGTTTCCAAGGCTTCTTCTTCAACAGACCCAAATCGACGACCTTTGGCTTTACTGTGGCTGGTCTTTACGGCGTTGATGGCGTTCATCCATCTACCCAAGTCACCCGCCATCGACTCTACTTCTTTGCCTACCTCAAATCCTTTTTTGATTGCGGAGTAGGCTGTACTAGCAATCCCGATAGCAGTGATTGGGTCCATCGTTTCCTCATTTGGCTATTGGTTTGCATACCGCTACTATTTTTATACGTCTATTGTCTCCTATGGGGACGGGTCGTTGGTCAGACAACCGTTCTGCAAAATATAGGCATCTGTCAATATCCGCGAACCGCTGGGTTTGGTCGATGAGAGTTGCGCCCATGTAAACAGTAAGGACGAACTCAATCACGATATCCGCCACCAGCCTTCTTATAAGCTGCGGCTAACATCTGCGCTTTACGGGCTGACCACTGACCGGGTTTCCCGCCCTTGTCACCGGCCTTAATCTGTTCGAAAAGTCGTTTTCTCAGGGTTGGCTTAGTGTAGTTGCCAGCTTCATTAACTCGACTCTTGCTCTGCGTTTTAGGCTTCGACGGTTTGCTAGTTTTTGCAACTTTCCCGCCTTTCTTGAGTTCTTGCTTTTTCTCCACGCCGCTAAGTTTTCCGGCGTTGGTGGTTGCGTAGAAGACTTGTTCACCCTTTTTACCCCCATAGGTTCGTTTCATGCTAGACATGATTTTTTTACCTTTAGTTGTTAGGGGCATTAGTCACCTAATCCTAAAATTCGCATACCCTTCTCCGCGTATGTTTCTATAAGTGATTTTTCTGCGCTACCTGCCGCTTTACGACCCTTGTACCCAATCTGTTCGGAAAGAGAAGATTTAGAGGTTGAGGAAATCAGGGTCTTACTGGTAGCGTTAGCAATTTTACCGTTTTTACATTCCGCTTCATCATTTACACGGTAAAGCTTACCGCCACATTCCAAGTCTTTCATCTAAAATTCTCCCGCTTTCATAGCGTCCGAAAGTTTAACTGCCCGCGAACCAACCTGTCTGGCCCACTTCGAATCCATCATTTCCATTGCAGCAATATCAAACCGACCCTCGTGAATGGCGTTCCACATCTTGAGGAACTTGCACAAGCGAGGGACACCCATATTAAAAGCCATGTCCATGAGGATTAACTGGCGAACAGAGTCGAGATTTTCTACACACGGATGAACCCGACAGAGTTCGTTTTCTACGATGCGGATATCGTTGAGGGCAAGATATCGTGCGTCAGCTTCTGTGATACCGTGGTCGTAGACAATACCCATGTTGGGGATGTCCATGTATTCCAGTTCTTCTTTGGTGATTCCCCGGTCTTTGAGATTGCGACCGATACCTATAGTATCGATGCCCAAGCTGTCTTCGTAAACAGTCAGGACCATACCTTCGTGTTCAATGAGTTTGTCTAGAAAATGTGATGTGTTGTATTTCATTTGCTCGACCGTGTTTCAGAGATACGGTGATTAGACGTTCCGGGGTGTTTGCCTTCGTGATTCATCCACACGGCGAACGCTCCTGTCATTGCGCCAGTTACAACAGATACTAAACCAGCCTGTGCTGCACTGGGTTCGGGTAAGGTCATAAACCATTCGACGACACGCCAACTCATAAGCGTCATCACGAACATCATAAATCGTGGTAGGATTTTCCATTCTAGTATTGCCGTTGCACTCATCCGAAATACGCCTTTGGTTTGTTCCGTTTGTTTGTGTTCTTTTTGTGAACACCCGGTCTACGCTTGGGGCGAGGTTTTAGCAGCTTTGCTGTTGCAAACATCTTTGCCATTATTTTTTACCGAAGAATTTAGTTGCCGAACGAACTCCAAAAGAAGCCGCAACGATAACTCCAAGTGAGTATTGATACCATTCAGGCATTTCGTTGAGTCGTGCGAAGCCATTTGCTACCACCTCTTCCATTCCGGGAACGAAGGCAAGAATTAAGGGGATACTAAACAAAATTGTCAACCACTCGTCTTTCCACGAGGACTGACTACCTTTAGCCATCTCCAAATCCCAATCAATTTCTCCAGTAGCTTTCTTTTGCATGACAACAGCTTCAGCTTGTGCCATAGCTACTTTCGTTGCAGACTGGGCTTTCTTTTCTTCTACTTTGCCACTCAACCAAGTGCTGGCTAAGTCGGCTACGGGTCCGATTAATAAGTTTAACATTTCCACCTCTTACGGGCTTGCCGCAACCGACTGTTAGGGTTAGCGGCTGCTTTAGGAAACTTCTTCATCTGTCCTGCAGACCTTGCACAGAAAGACTTACGACGCTTGGCATCTTTGCTTCCGGGTTTTACCTTACCAGTAACGGCAGTCTTGAGTTTGCTACCGGGATTCTTTCTTCTATATTCGGCTACACCTTTTTCAGTCATACCCGCTCCCGACTTTGTTGGACGGAAGTTTTTCTTATTACGGGCTGGCATGTTGTCTTGTTTGCGTGGCATGGTGGGTTTACCCCCGGCAAAGGTTATTGCTTATATCATAAAACAAAAAGGATGTCAAGGGGGCAAGTTGCCCTGCCCCCAGACGTTTTAGTTAGGCGAATGCCGCTGCAGTTGGAGCAGAACCCATT